TCTAACATCATACACCTTGATGATAAGTTGTTATTGATATATTCTATATGTTTAGAATAATCATAAGGCTTCTTTATTTTGTTTTTCTTCTTCTTCTTCTTTTTATCGGTTTCCATAATCAGTTCTTTTTATAATCAAATTCATAAGATATTCCACTTCTACCTTTAACCTCAACGTCTTGTATTGTAACTACATGGTCTTCATACTTACCTTTAGCATTACTATACTTCCAAATACTTCTAAGAATCCTATCTTTAGTAGCCTCAGTAGGAAATTCATTGTTACTATTAAGTGTAATGGGGTAGCTACTAATTTTGAAGTACTTAATATGCTTATTAGCAGCTCTCTTAGCTATACCTTCAATCCTATGGTTAATCTTATCTAATTCCTTCCTAGGGAAGTATTTAACCATGAAGTTGGATATACATACTTCTGGAAGTGGTTGTTCTTTACTATTCATAATCCTAATTTATTAAACGCTTTTTTTAAATCAAACTGAAACTTTTTAGCTCCTAATATATTATACAGCTTTTGCATGTCTTCACGCTTCTCCTCTATAGCTTCCACAGCGTCCTCTTGAAGTTTATCCATCATTAAGTCAATCTCTTCTTCTTCTTTTTCTTTTTCTTCTTCGTGTGTCATATCCCTAGCTGTTTAAGTATTCGTTTAAATTCTGATTTGTTTTTGATAGTGCCTCTGAATACTATTTCAAGATTCTTGTACACTATAACATTATTCCCTTTTTTTAGAATCACATTAAGATTTGAATCATTTCCAGGAGGAAGTACTTCTTTATGTCTTTTATGACAATATTCATCATACCCCATTGTCACATCTTTTCTATGTAAAACGTAGTCCAAACTCTCAATATCGGATTGGTCTAAGGTTTTTACTCTGATTGTTTGAGTCTGGATACCGTAATTGAAATTGTCAAATGGATTTTGAGTCTCCCCATCATCATCACTAACAACTCTCTTTTTCCACTCATCCTCATAACGACCATTAGATGTGTTTAGTTTTTTTCCTATGGTTTCATATTCAAACCCTACATGAAACTCCTCGATTTCTGGTGTGTAATATTTCATGGCTTCTACTTGCTTTGTTACTATCGCATCTTTAATGCTGTCCCTTCCGTGGTTTCTTGCTTTAATTATTTGTAATTTATCCTCAATTGATTTAGTTTCACTCATATCTTATCTTTTGTTGGTGGTATATAATCTCCTGTTTCATCTAACATAAATTTCTCGTAAGCCTCAAAGGATATAACTCCCTCCTCCCACAATAAGGTTGCAGCAGCTGGTGGTAACGTTAATTTAATTGGTTTAGGTTCACTCAAGGTTATGTAATTTTCATCTTCTTTCATAAGATTGGGTTTAAGTTTTTGTAAATGTAAGAAAATTACATTAAACTTGTAATATATTTACAATAGAAATTATGGGAAACTTAACAGAATTTTCTAAAATAGTACACCAAGCCAACAAGGACAAGGGTTTCTACGAAAAAGAAATGCCAGTGGGTACACATTTGATGTTAATCACTTCTGAGCTTGCAGAAGCGTTAGAGGCTGACAGACATAACTTAACTGCTGATAAGGCATCTTTTAATGCAAAGATAGCTAGTGGTATACCCTTTCAGGAAGCATTTAAAGAGTGTATCAAGGATTCTTATGAGGATGAGATAGCTGACGCAGTAATAAGGTTGTTAGACCATTGCGGATATAAAGGAATTGATTTAGAGTTCCATGTTCAGAACAAATTAAAGTATAACAGCGGTAGAGTAATCCGTCACGGAAAAAAATATTAGCAATGGGTAGAGGTCTTAGACATGTGCATAAAGTCAATCCGTTTGACAATCAAAATACAATTAGTATAGAAAACAGAGATATGTTAATTCTTTGTAGCTTAAACAAACAAGGGCTTAATATGCTAGAGTATCTATTAAGGAATGGTAATGTGTACGAGAAGAAGTTCTTAGTGTCTCCTGATGATTATTTGTCAGAGATGAAATTCACATCAACCAAATCTTTCTACCTAGGTATTGATAATTTAATAAGATGGGATGTGATTGCTAAGAGCAAAGATGTAAATTTTTATTATATTAACGTTAAGTTTTTTCCTAATGTTAAACTTTAATAAAACAATGACATACATACGCAGATTATCAGATACAATAGTAAGCGTTGAAGGTGTCGAGTGCGTCAAAGAAGCTGATGGGAGATACTATCCAACATTACCTGAATTAGCTAACGTATCTTTGTTTCCAGATGCAGTAGACCTCTTCTTAGAGATAGAGAAGAAACAATTCTTGAAAAAATGGGATATAACAGAAGAAGGACTATTAACTAAGTTAAATGTTGATTATGAGCAAAATTAGTCAAAAAGCATCATTCGCTAAAGCTGCGAAGAAGAAACCAGTAAAGAAAAAAGCAGCTAAAAAAGCCGCTAAAAAGAAAGGGTATTAATCTAATATCATAAAGTAAAGTAAATGTTTGGAACAGCAATAGACGTAGACACTGACGGTAACGTATTCCTTAACGACAAAGGATTAGCACTATTACCTAAGCTGTTTGAAGTATACAAGAAGAAAGGCATGGGGTCTAATATGGTCAAGTGGATAGTCATGGTTGACGATTATAAGTCTCCATATAGAAAACTACCACTAGAAGAAAGGGAATCATTAGCTACTAGCGTTGTATTTGAAAAAATGAAATACAAAACTTGTGAAGATGAATTGGTAGTAGCTGCTAGAGAAGAATATGCTAGAACACAATACGATCCGTTAATAGATCAGTACAGAGCTATGTCTGACCAAATCTTTAAGATGACTAAGGTTTATAAAAGCATTAAGCCAGACAAAGAAAATCTATCAGACCTAATTAAGATACAAAAAGAAATGGGGGCTGCTGCCAAAGCTAGAGATGATATAAAAACCCTAATAGTTAAAGACCAAGAATCAGAAATTAAAATACAAGGAGCAGGTAGTGAAGACTTTTCTATGTTTGAATCAGAATTAGACATGAAAGGAGAATCGTGATTAAAGCAATAAAATACTGTCCTGTATTAACAGATAAAGATTACTCTAAGCTAAAGGTAGGTACTATCGAATACCGTAACTGGTGGAAGAGAGAGAGAGGAAGAATAATTAATGGTTACAAACCTACAGGCGGCACTTGGATTCCAGGGAACTACTATTTCTATTTAAACTTTGGTAAGATACATGGTCTACCAGAGGGAGCTGTTAGAAAGACAATGATTAGCCCTATTTATAGAGACCAAGACCACGAATATTTTAACATAGTAAATAAAGCAAAGGTTGATGGTAAGGGGGTTATAGTGCTGAAAGCTAGAAGGAAGGGATTCACATTTATGAACGTAAATATACTTTTGCATGAATGGACTTGTTATCCTCATAGTGAGAATGGTTTAGGTGCACAGAAGGCAGAATACGTAGAAGATTTTAGAAAGAAACTAATACTGTCTTATGCTGAATTACCTGCACCATTAAAGAATAAGATTCTTCATAACAATGAGGATATAATGATGAGTGGGTATAAGCAGAAGGAGAATGGTATATGGGTAGAGAGAGGGATGAAGTCTATGATGCACTTTAGAGTAATGGATAAGCCTAATGCTTTTAGGGGTACATCACTGAACTACATGATATTTGAAGAGGCTGGAGAATTTAATAAGTTACGTAGAGCTTACCAAGCTAGTGAGGAGTGCTTTAGAGAAGGTTCTAGGCAGTTTGGTACTCCTATCATTGGAGGAACAGCGAATCAGATTAACGTTGATTCTGATGACTTTATGGAGATGTTCTATAATGCTGAAGATTACAACTTAGTCCCTGTATTCATTCCTGCTTCTAAAGTGTATGCAGGATATTTCGATGTAGAGCTTGGCAAGAGTGATATTAAGGGAGCTACCGAGGATATTGTAAGGAGAGCTGAATTAAAGAAGAAGGGCAATGTATTAGAAAACTATTATGCGTTCCTACAGGAGATGCCTTTAAAGCCAGAGGATGCTTTTACCAAGTCGGGGTCTACACCATTTGATTTAGATAAGATTAACAAGCAGATAGCCAACATCAATACTAATAAGAATTTTCAGGTAGTACAGAAGGGTAGGTTAGATTGGCCTAAAGACAGTAAGGGTAGGGAGCAGTACGGAGCAACACCTGTTTGGGTTATGGATGATGGCGTATTAGATACCGACAATCCTGACAA